AAATTAATGCAATGATAGAAGTAGAAATGTTTGATGATCAAGCAGAGGATATCTTTTTAAAATTCCTGAAGAAGGAATACATGGATCATATACGCAATCCGCTTGTTATCGTACAAGAGGATATAGCAGATAACAACCGTGTGACTGCAGCTATGTCACAGGTGATTAAATACTACACCACCAAGGATGAGTACTTGGAATTCATGGAGGAAGTACACAGTGACGACAACAACACACTTTATGGTGTGACTCACTTGGGGTAAACTTTATGCCTATCTATCTATACAAATGTAAAGACTGCGGACATGAGTTTGAAGAGATGCGTACCATTGAGGAGCGCAATAAAGAGTGCGAATGTACGGAGTGTGGTAGCAGAACACCAGAGCGTGTTGTTGCTGGTAATCAAACGATGTTTGCTCTTAAAGGTGATCGCTGGAGCAACGGAGAGGCACGCCGTAGATGGGGTGATAATACCAATTACTAAAGGACTAACATGACTAAAACACTAGACACTCTCGTTGAAGACATCTATCAGCTCTTCGATGATTCATTAAACCACGAAGAAGGATTGAAGATCCCCGAAGAAGATCTTGATCACTTAGTAAACAGTATTAAAGATACCATTCTTCATTGGGCTGAGCCGAGAGCGTCTAAGAAACATACGCTTCGTATGAGTAATGTTGGTTATCCAAATCGTAAGTTGTGGTTTGATGCACAAGCAGAAGACAATTCAGATTCAAGTCTTAAGCCAAGCGATGCAATGAAGTTTCTATTTGGTCATGTGGTTGAAGAGTTGGTTCTGTTCTTTGCTCGTCTTGCTGGACATAAGGTAGAGAATGAGCAGAAGGAAGTGGATGTTGATGGTGTGCTCGGACACATGGACTGTACCATTGATGGTCAGGTAGTCGATGTTAAGACTGCTTCACCTTATTCATTCCAGAAGTTTGTGAATGGTAGAGTTGCAGAAGAGGATCCATTTGGTTACATGGCACAGCTTGCTGGCTATGAACATGCAATGGGTACCGAAGGTGGTGGATTCTTAGTGGTGAACAAAGTTACTGGTGAGTTGACACTCTTTCGTCCTGACTTCTCAGACCTACCAAACATTCAGGATCGTATTGCACAATTAAGGAAGGAGTTGGGGCTGAAGAAGCCACCTCCCTTTTGTTATCCGCCGGTTGTACAGGATAATGGTAACACAAAGATTGCTAAGGACTGTTTATTTTGCAAGCATAAGGTACCGTGCTACGCTGATGAAGGCGTTCGGGTATTTCGTTATGCTAGTGGTGATGAGTTTCTTATTGGTGAGGTAGTTAAGTTGCCAAGAGTTGAGGAAGTTACTCATGAATATCACACACCCTGATCTCTATCAAATCAATCACGGTTTCTTAGACCCTGAGTTTAAAGCCGCAGTAACCAACGGTCTCTTCACTCTCGAAGAGAACGGCGGCGATATGGAGAATGACAATCAAGAGTTTATTAATCTTGGTATTGCTGACTCCATTGTGACGACACACGCTGACAACATCTTCTCATTCAAAGCATTCACTGAAGAGTTTGCTACTAAGTTGTTAGAAGAAACATTGAACTGTGGTGTTGATTGGGAGCGTAATCCAGACGAGGATGAGTATCGATCCATGCCTGAGATTCGTCTTCGTGAAATGGATAATAGATTGTTTGAAATGTACAAGCACTTCGTTCTTGAGTGGTTTGCTGTTGTTACTGAAGACTACTGGAAGGTACACTCAAACATGTTGGCTGATGCACAGATTGCTAAGTATGATCCAACGAATCAGAAGCACGGCAACTGGCATCACGATGCATCATCAGATATTACTTTTGTTACACCACTGAGTACTGGATTCAAAGGTGGTGGTACAGAATTTTTAAATCAAAACATACAAATTGATCCCCTTCCTCTCGGACATGTGTTATGCTTTCCGGGTAGGGTGACTCACTTACATCGTGGTAAGTTAGTTACAGAAGGAGAACGTTACATTTTAACGGCGTGGACTAAAATTATTGACGGAGCATACTAATGAATGGTAAACAAGCTAAGCGTCTTCGTAAGGTGGCTAAAGAAAACATGATGGCATGGTTCAATGATCAATTACCTGATGATCAGAAGGGTATCGCTACTGTTCAAGACGTAATGAAGCAGATTCCTCAGAGCTATGTTTACTCACTGGGTACGGCTCGTCATTCAGCATTCTCTTACAAGTGGTTCTATCGGGCTGCAAAGATTGCATACCGTGGCTAATACATATCGTAATAAACCGTGGCTAATGCATATCGTAATAACTTTGAAGCAGAAGTAGGAAAGAAGCTACCGGGTTGGGAATACGAGCCAGAGAAGATCGCTTACTTCATTCATAAGGACTACATACCTGACTTTAAGAAGGGTAAGTATCTAATTGAATGCAAAGGCTTTTTCCGTATTGGAGATACTCAGAAGTACAAAGCAATCAGAGACTGTCTTGACGGACAGGAGCTGATCTTTATACTGTATAGACCGGACACTAGAGTTCGTAAGGGGTCCAAACTTACCATGTCTCGCTGGTGTGAGAAGGAAGGATTCAGATGGTACACATTGGACACACTGAAAGAAATGAAAAAGGATCTCAAATGTCTGGACTAAAAGAAATTGATTATGATTATCAAAGAGCAGATGAAGATGAAATTGAATCTTACACTACATTCAAAGAAGGGTGTGTCTACATCTCCATCGGAATCACCGATGATGGTAAACCAGAAATTGAAATCATTGATCTTACCGAAGAGGGTTCTGACAGAGAGCAAGTGTTTGTACCTCTTGCTCACTCCTTCGTGTCGTATCTAATGGAACATGCTGAAGATGCACAGGTTGCAGGTCTTCGTTTGATCTCGGAACTACAAAATGAAACAGCACAACATTGATTCATATTTCACTAATCATCCTTTGATGCAAGACAACACAAACCCAACACACTACAAATCCAGCATACAGCCTATAGATTTTATTGATGCTAATCAGCTTGACTTCTACGAGGGGAACATCGTAAAGTATGTGACACGGTGGAAGCATAAGAACGGATTAGAAGATCTAAAGAAAGCACAGTGGTATCTACAGAGACTTGTCAATAATGTCGAGCGACAAAGAACCGAAACAAAAACGAATCAAGAACAAGCTTAANCACTCTGTTCGCAGTGATCCAATGTGGCATCAGCGTATCGTACCTGATGAGAAAAAATACAAACGCAAACCTAAACATTCTTACTATGGAGTAGAAGATGACGAATGAATTTCCGTCCAATTACCAGACATTCATCCACCGCTCACGCTATGCACGNTGGAGTCCAGAGACTGGTCGTAGAGAAACATGGCCGGAGACGGTTAATCGTTATCTAGATTTCTTTCATAACCACCTGAAAGAGAATCACAATTACGACATCAAAGATGTTCGTAATGAATTGCGTGATGCGATTCTGAATCTTGAGACTATGCCATCCATGCGTGCTCTGATGACTGCAGGTAAGGCCCTTGAGCGTGACAACGTGGCGGGTTATAATTGTGCATATACTGCGGTGGATTCTCCTCGTGCCTTTGACGAGTCACTGCAGATCCTTATGAATGGTACTGGTGTAGGATTCTCAGTCGAAGAAAAGTATGTCAACAAACTCCCCACCATCGCAGAAACCTTCCACGACTCCGACACTACAATCGATGTTGTCGATTCTAAAAATGGATGGGCTAAAGCATACAAAGAATTGCTGTCTNTACTCTATGCTGGCAATGTACCTAAGTGGGATCTCTCAAAAGTCCGACCAAAAGGAGCACGACTAAAGACCTTTGGTGGTCGTGCGTCTGGCCCTGAGCCACTGGAAGATCTGTTTAAGTTCTCCATTGAAACATTCAAGAAGGCAGCGGGCCGTAAGCTGAAGCCAATCGAGTGTCACGATCTGCTGTGTAAGATTGCTGAGATTGTTGTGGTTGGTGGTGTCCGCCGCTCAGCTATGATCTCTCTGTCTGATCTCGAAGATCACAACATGGCAGTAGCTAAGTCTGGTGCATGGTGGGAAGATAACGCACAACGTGCATTGGCTAACAATTCAGTTTGTTATGTGGGTCCTGTTGAGATGGGTACCTTCATGAAGGAATGGGTAAGTCTTTATGAATCCAAATCAGGAGAGCGTGGAATTTTTAACCGAGCTGCAGCTAAGGAAAAAGTTGCTAGTCTGGGACGAAGAGACACAGAGCATGATTTTGGATGCAATCCATGTAGCGAGATTATTCTTCGGCCAAAGCAATTTTGCAATCTCAGTGAGGTCATCGTCCGACATGACGATACGCTTGAAACCCTTAAGCATAAAGTGGGANTTGCCGCNATACTGGGAACACTTCAGGCAACACTTACAAAATTTTCGTATCTTAGTAAGGGCTGGAGAGATAATACTGCAGAGGAGGCACTCCTAGGTGTATCCCTCACTGGTATCCTTGACAACAAGATGATGAGTACCAATGATGAAACACTTAAGGAAGTACTTAATACACTTCGTGACCACGCTGTTAAGACTAATGCTCATTGGGCTAACGCTATTGGCATTAATCCTTCTGCTGCCGTCACTTGTGTTAAACCTAGTGGCACCGTTTCTCAGTTGGTTGATGCTGCCAGCGGTATACATACTCGCCATAGCCAGTATTATTTACGAACTGTCCGAGGCGATAACAAGGACCCAATCACTCAGTTTCTCAAAGATTCAGGAGTATATTGGGAAGCCGATGTTATGAAGCCGGAGCACACCACTGTGTTCTACTTCCCAATGAAGGCACCGGACAAGTGTGTAACTCGTGATGACCTGAATGCATTGGATCACCTTAACTTATGGAAGACTTATCAGGATGAATGGTGTGAACACAAACCCAGTGTCACTATCTCGGTTAAGGAACATGAGTGGATGGACGTTGGTGCTTGGATTTGGAATAATTTTAATTCCGTTTCTGGTGTTAGTTTCCTTCCTCACTCTGAGCATAGTTATCGGCAGGCCCCTTATCAAGAGATTACGGAAGCCGAGTATCTACAATGGTTAGAGAAGCATCCGGAACCTGCTATTAATTGGGAGGACCTGTCCAAGTATGAGGCGGAAGACAACACCGCAGGCAGTCAAACCTATGCCTGTAGTGGTGGCTCCTGTGAAATTGTGGATCTAGTGGATGAAACTCGTAATAGTTGAGTGGGAGGACATCTATTCTGAAACCGGGTGGTGTGAGGATAAGGACCTCCACTGCCCGGTCTTTAGAACCGTGGGCTTCCTAGTGAAACAGGACAAGAAAAGAATAATTATTGCAGACACAGAGCCGGACCAAGGTACATTGACTGTATTCCCCCGTGGCTGCATTTTAAAAATAGAGGAAATATCCAATGGCAAAAGGAAAGACAAGCAGCAAGAGCAATCAGGAACACTACAAGAACTACCGGTACGAAAGCAACCGGCAAAAAAGGTTAGAAAAACTGGCAAAGGAACAGCCCAATAATGAACAGATTCAGGCTGCCCTAAAGAATATCCACTACCGCAGGCAGAAACCTGTGGCCCCTAAGTGGACCCCCAAGTCCAAGGAACTGGCACACATGAATCGTATCTGCAAACGACAGTACATTGAACCGAAGAAGCAGAAGCTTGGTTACTTTGAGGAACTGAAGAATGGATGAATGCCCTTGGAGCCGTATAGATATTATCGGTCAGAATGGAAACGACGGGGACCACTACGCAGAAGTGCCCCTGAGACCTCTTCAGAAGCCTTCTAACGAGACATTGGAAGAAACAGATACCCTAGTACCGGACCCCCCAGAAGCTGCTTAGAACCCCATTTATATGGGGGTTGACATGATGAATCTTCTCAAGTATATTAGCAAACACTTAAACACTATTTGGGAGACTTATCATGAAATCAATCGTAGCTTTTGTACTTGGTGCCACTCTGGTTGGCGTAACTTCCGGTGTCATTGCTGCCTCCGGCAACAGTGCTGACATCGACACCTTCAACGAAGAGAATGGTTACTGGGGCAGCCCATGCCCTGTGGTCTACGGCATCAACAAGCCGTGTGATCAGGAAGTAATTACCTTCAATGAAGAGAACGGTTACTGGTCCTAAAGAAGAAACCCCGGGAAACCGGGGTTTTTTTACCACTTAATATTCTTTTTAGTTGTCTTCCCGGAATCTTCCCGAGTACCAAACATACTTCCAAGTTTTCCTGCGGATGCAGTCCAATCTCCTTGAAGTAATAAATTTATTAAAGAGAGGTCATCATAATCTGAACTCCAATCATAACCTTCATTCTGTGTTAATAGACCACCTTCAGGTGTAAAAGTAACATTAGTATTTCCAAGGATATGACGAAGCTGCCAAGCAGGGGACATTCTATCTGTATAGTTTGGATCTTCAGTGTAGAAACCGCTCATCATTCCGGGTTCAGTTTTATCCTTATCCCATTTAGAAAGTTTAATTTCATCCACTGGACCTGAGAATTCACTGGCTTCCTCAGCACGTTTCCTGTATTCCAAGGCACGTTTAATAAACCAATCCCGCATTTCTGGAGTAATGTATTCAATCGGAATACCTACATTAGAACCTGCTTGATTAATTAAATCAGCACGGTACATCCGCATTGCAGGTGAATTAACAAACATACCATCCATTACTGCACCGGGAAAGGTAGACCGACATTTACACCGGCAGCTTCTTCAGGATTGATGGTCTGTACGTCTGCATACGGGGAGATACCTTCCATATATTGATTCAATAATAGATTGTTAATGGAATCAAAACTCTGATTAGAGAATAGGCCGCCTAAGGTAGGATCAATTCCTGATTGATTTACAAATCCAAACCCTTGCATAGGGCCACCTTGGTATTGATTAGGATCACCCAAGTTACCGCCAAGGAACAGGGCATCCATTCCCATATCCAAACTGGCTTGTTTATATGCATCAGTAGTAGAGTATCCTTGATCTACATAAGCTTGGACAAGCTGTGGTACGGTCAATAAACCAAGGGCTACTGCAAGACCACCGGTAGTCTTAGGACTAAACCCACGGCCAGTCTTCGGCTGAAATCCACCACCCGTCTTAGGTTGAAAACCACCACTACGAGGACGGTCCTTAAACGCTACACGATCAGGAGTTTCTACTGGTGAGGATTGAAAATCAACTTGATCAAACAATCCCATTTGATTAGGAGAAGCAGCACGGGTAGGCATATTATCTACAGGACCCATGGCAGCAGCCGGTCCAGTTACTCGTGGTTTATTATAACTACCACCTTCAATAGGCATATCCAATTGAGTACCTGACGGACGAAGGTCTAGACCGGCAATCTTAGGAGTAGTAGGTTTAGGAGTATCGGGACGAGTTACTTTATATGCAGTATAACCAAGACTACCCGCTGTAGCAGCACCAAGGACTCCGGCTTTCTCAGCATCAGTCATCATACCACTTTGCTGTTCTGCAGGTGTAGGTGCAAGGGCCTGCTCAGGTGCGGGTGCAACGGCCCTACGTTTACGGAGTAATTCACGATACTCATCACGACCCATCATTCGACCATCCGCATAGATCTGTGCATTAGGATCTCGTGCAGTACCTGCCAAAGAATACGGTGCAGACCGTGATTGAATTAACTCTTTTAAACTAGCCATGACTTACTCCTAGAATGGACCCTTGAATCCTGTAGATCCAAAGCGTTCTTGTTCTGCTCTACCCTGATATTTTTCTAAACCACCACCAAAGAAATTATACCAGAACCTACCAATCATTGGGACTTCCTTAAGGAATGCAGGATCTGGATCTCCTTGTAGTGAACTAAATAAAGTAGTACCCACTGAATCAATATATGCCCAAGGAGGCAATACCATCTGTTCAAATGCGGTAGCCAGTTTACCTTTGGCACCGTAGTTTTCCATAATGTATTCTGAACTACCAAAGATCTTAAAGATGTTGGCAACATAACGGTCCGCCAATTCATCTGTTTCAAGATTAATATCTCTTTGAAGAATTAGATCCTTAGCCATGTCAATACTTACATTGACAGTAGGAACCAAAGCAGCATAGGCCACCAGATTACGAACGGCTTCTTTCTTATTACCCTTGGCCCACTGTCCTGCAATATCCTTTCTAAGCATATCCATTTGCTTAAGAGTAAATGTCTTCAATGCATACAGGAGACGACCGTTTGGTACTTCAAGATACTTCTGTGGCATTTCGGATAAAGCAATTGGCTGACGCTCTGCAAGTTCATTCCACAGATATAGCTTAACATTATCAGTAATCTTACCAGCCTGAAGATCATCTACCAATGAATTAAATTCTTCACCAAATGCTTGTCCATATTTCTTACGAAGACTATCAATACCAGCTTTACTCTTGGATTGTTTCTCAGCCTTACGCAGGGCAGCATTAAGAATAGTATTTTTACCAAGGCGATCTACTTGACGAAAACCTGAAATAGTAAACAATCTATGTAAAGATTTAGAAAATAATTTTTCATTTGCAAATTCTTCTGCAAGAACATCATCAAGACCAAGTTCCTGCATTGTAATACGTTTCTTACCAAGAATTGATGCAAGTGTATTACGGATGCCGTTAGCATAAGCAGCCATAGACATATCAGCAATCTGAGTCATAGCTGAGAATGGGTTACCCAAAGTAGTCATGTAACCAACATTACGCAATGCCTGTATAGCATTACCAGCCCCTTTCTCACCGTTAATAAATCTTGCACGCATTAGGGAAGTAATTGTATCAAGATCTTTTTGACTGAATTTGTCATACATTCCTTCAATCAAACGACCAATTGATTGTTCAGTATCCATAGTTTCACCAACATCTACGGCATTCTGTCCAAAGAACTTACGGCGTTCAATGTTGTGACTTGCTGAACGAATGTAACTATGCAGAGCAGCCAAAGGATTCTCATAGTACTGAAGTAACTCATCATCAAGACGAGTCAGTGTACGATTACGAGTAAATGACATTCCTGCGTTATTAATCTTAGGCTCATAACCTCTGGCAATATTATTAATAATTTTATCTTTCTCAGCCTGTGGTAATTGGGATACTGGTACCTTTAACTGAGCAGCCCTTTTGCCAAAGGCTTTATTAATCATGGATTGTTTTTCTTTACCCAAAGCATTAATTAATTTATCTGAATCTTTAACAGACCTTGGTAAATAGTTTTTTAAATAACCAAGTTCTTTATACCCAGCCTTCTTTAATTCTTTATAAATATCATCTAATACATTACGAACTTTATCTACTGCAGCAGCACCATTAGGATCTAATTTAGCAAACAGAGAACGTAATTCATTAATATCATTATTAGCAATTAATTTATCTACTAATGGTTTATAGTTAGTAGGTACTTTGTTATAAACATTACCAAAATCTTCGGTCTGAAGAATTCTTTTATGTGTTAATTCATGGCTTTTTAAATCAAGATTACGCAACCGCAATGCAAGTTGAGGATCAAACGCTTCCAGTCGGCTTGAAATTGGAGTGATAAACTGATCCAGCCATGAATCCTTGGCACGGGATATTGTATCTACACCATGCTGAGGTACGGCTACAGCAACACGGGCCTGTGCTTTGGTAGGAATAAATGGTTTATTTCCAGAAATAGTAGAGGCCTCAAGAATGTCATCTGAAGTTAAACCTGTACGTTGTTGTACATAGGTTGCCATATCTGCTACAGGAACATCTTCAGATACTGCACGGGCAAACGCATCATTAACTTTATCAATCTTAGCGGTAGCATCTGCCTGTGCTACAAAGTCTGCATTCTCTTTTTTAAAGAAAAGATTATTAATCTTATTACCTACATATTTAGTTGTAGGCCCAAGAATTGCAGAGGCACCAGCAACAGCACCTGTTTCCAGCGGATCAACCGTACCCTTTTCAGCATACTGACTTAGTACATTGTATTCAGTACCCAATGCTGCAGATATAGCAGCCACTGCCTTATAACTTTGTCCTACAGGGATTAATGTAGTAGGAGATGCCAAGGCACCGCCAAGGCTACCAATCATAGCACCGGCTGAATCTTCTTCACCAGCAGCAAGCACATCTGCATATTCTTTTTCAAATTGCTGTTGACGTTGTTGTTGTAAAAAAGCCCTGCGTTCGTCAAAAGACATATTCATAAACTCTGGACCATAGAGTTCTTCTGGGGATGTATAGTCCATACTACCAAAATCAAAATTACCTAAAGGCATCCAAGCCTCGGCAATCAATGCAAGGTTTTGTACGTCGGATGGAGTTGTTTCAAAACCGTACTCAAGGGTACGCCAGAATGAAGGAGCTTCTACAGCCTCAAGTTCTCCAATGGTAGGCATCGGAGAATCAACTGGTTCAAGTTCATTATAGTCTGGAAGATTGACTGGTTCCAGTTCAGCAATAGTTGGTAGGGCCATTACAACTCCCGAATAGAGCCAGTTTCTTTATCTACTGCGTAATACTTTCCTGTCTGTGGGTGATGCATCATCTGTTCGTTACCCTTCAATTTACCCATAGATTCTTTGGGAACCGTTCCTGAAGGAGCACCTTTTGGTTTAGTGTTAAATGCCCAGTTATTAATTAAACCTTCTTCTTCAGCAATGTATCCTTCAGTATAAAGTTTTTCCATGCCTTGTTCTAATGCAGTATCAAAATCTAATGAGATACCTGCGGCAGCAGCATCATCCTGTAATTGACTAGACATAGATGCTAATTTATCTGCAAGGGCTTCCTTATCAGTACTAGACATACCGCCAATTACCTGACCATATTCAGGATGTTTAGCAATCTTACGGAAAGCAGCATTACGCATTACATCAGTAGGTGCTTTTGGTGGAGTTACTTTACCGCCCTTAGCAGTTCTACCTTCATAACCTACAAGCTGATTACCAAGTTCAATTAACTTAGAGCCACGTTCAAAGTCACCTTGTTTAATAAGGAATTCACCCATCTTAAAAAGATTGTTAGGATCACGAAAACCACCAGCAGCTTCCATTTCTTCAATAGCTTTGGTCAATGCCCTCTGTTCTACAATACGTGGATCTTCCATGCCAAAAAGACCACCCAATGCACGGGCAGCACCAGCACCAGCGGCATAACCAGTAGCCGCAGAAGATTCAGCACCCATGCCTGCTAGTTTAATACCAGTAGCTAGATCCTGTTGTGCTAATTGTTGTTCAATATTTGCCATAAATTAACCCCATAAACTTCCGTATGCTGAATTTTGACCGCCAAACAAACCACCAATGGTATTAGCAGCACCAATCCAAGGAGAATACTGTGCTTGATAATAAGGAACAGAAGCAGCGGCAGATNCACCCGCACCAANCTGTTGTCCCTTAGCTAGAGTAGCCGCTTGATTAACACCAAGATTAGCATATTGAGTTGGGATGTTCAGGATATTTTGAGCAGCGGCCATATCANCAGCTTCCTGTGCTCTGAGTGTATCCATCCAAGACATGCCCTGACCAATAGATGCAGCACGGGCTTGTTGTTCAGCCGTTGCCTGTGCAGTGCCAAGGGCTTCCTGACGCAAGGCACCACCAGTACTACCCAACATACCCTGACTCAGTAGACGATTTTCCAAAGCCAAACGTTCACGTTCCTGACCCTTCAAAAGATCAGGTTCTACATATTGTTGATAGTATTGTGAACCAAGACCAAATGGATCAGTTACAGAAATCTGAGCACCTGTTTCACCGGCACGCTGTAGATAGTTTGTATATGCCTGTTGCATATCCGGAGACAATCCAAGAGTAGCAAGGCGGGTTTGTGGATTATAAGCTACAGTACCACCCGGGGCCATGATAGAGAATGGCTCACCAGATTGTGCTGCAGTTTGTGAAGCAGCCATCTGTGCGTTGTAAATGTCTTCCGCCTGTTTCTGTGACAAGTAACCAGCAGCAGCCTGAGCACCAAGCTGACCAAGGCCAGACCACATGCCTGCACTACCACCTACGTTTTCAGATAACCA